TGTTGTTTCCCTTTACGCCTCTGATGCTTGCTTCAGCGTCGGTGATTTGAGCAATGCCAGCCTGAGCGTTAGCAATCTTTTGACCAAACGCCGCCTCCGAACCAAACTTGCCAATAGCCGCACCTGTAAATGCAATGGACTTTTGAATCTCGTTAATTTGTGCAATCGCTTCTGCGCCGCCGCCAAGAATCGATGCCGCAATTTGAGCGCCCTTGATTGGTCCTGATTCAACTAAATCTTTAATTGCGGTTGCATCTAAACCTAGGGCTTGTAGTTGAGTAATTTGATTAGCAAACTGTTGGCTCTTATCCAAACGGGTCCGCATATTTTCAATAAGCGATTTTGCTTGTGGAATAAATCCATCAGGAAGTTCTACGCCCTTGAGTCCCGCAAAACCCATGATTGTCTCTTTGAGAGAATCTGCAAAGTCCTTTGCCGCTTGCTGTAAGTCTTTGAGAACATCACTCATCGACTCAATTCCAGCCTTCATTGCCTCACGAATCTTTTTCATTAAATCAACATTGCCTTGTAAATCTTCAAGAGCCTGTTCGTCTATTCCGCCCTTGCCAGCCGCCTCTGCCTTTTCTCTTTCTTTCTTGAGGATGTCACCAAAACCAAGACCTTCTTCAAGGCTTTCTTTAATCTTGGCAACGAAGTCACCAAGTCCAGCAACAAAATCTGTGTTCTTGGCAAACACAAGCATTTGTGAGCCAAATTGGATTAACTTCTCTCCTGCTTGTTCTGTCTTATCTGCAACTGCATCAATGAACTTTCCAACTGTTCCAGCAAAATCAAACTTAATTGCTTTACCAAGACCCTCAATCATTTTTTCAAGTGCTGGTGAGACTTTCTTTGCTCCAGCAATCAAACCTTCAACTATCTTGGAACCGTTATCTTCTTTTGCAAAATCTACTAACTTCTCGTTAAAGTCGAGCATCTTGTTAGCAATGCCTGAAATTGCTCCAGCGGCACCTTCGGAATAATTGCCCCAACTCTTTGAATTTTTAATAAGGGTCTTTGATACTCCTGTAATTAAATCAACTGACTTAGCGCCAGCATCATCGCTCCCAAGAAATAAATTTGTTAGGGAAGAAGCAACTCCACTAAGTTTTGAACTAGCAAAAGCCGCCATACCACCCAAGGCGCCAATAGCCGCTGAGACAGCATCTTTGACTACTGGAATTTTCATTAAAGGTGCTGTAAGTTTTTGAACCCATTCTTTTACTGTTGTTATTGAGTTATCTAAAAAGTTACCTAAGCCACTTGCAACTTTACCAAAAACGCCAACTACGCCTTTGCCTAAAGCCAAAAATGCTCCGATAACTCCCTTTGCAATAGTCTTGGCTACATCTAACAACTTTTCGAAGATATAAATACCAGTAGCGACAGCCTTTAGAATGTTAGCAAAGTTAGTTACAATCGCTGTAACTGCTAGTGCAATAACTCTTAAAACAGTATTGAATACGGCAATAACAACTTTACGGTAAGTATCATTGGTTTCCATAAGGTGAATAAAAGCATCAATAACATTCTTAATTGAAGTTGTAAAAAATTTAACAAATGTAAGAATTATGTCTATTACAAATTCAAAAACCTTTGCTACAACTTCGGCAAAACTTCCATATACCCGCATTACTGAAGCCAAGGCTTTTATGAGATGACCTAAATACATAATAATATAACCAAGGACAGTTAATACTAACTGTGCTACAAACTGGAAAACCGCGTTTACAACTTTTCTAAATGACTCAAAGTTTTTGTAAGCAACAATTACGGCGGTTACAAGGGCGCCAATTACCAGAATAATTCTTACGATTGGATTAGCGGCGATAATTGCATTGAGTCTAAGCATTGAAGCGGCAAGTCCATTTGTTGAGGCGATTGCGGCAAGTTGTCCTCCGCTTAGTAAAACGGTAGCCACTTGCAGAATACCCTTAGAAATAGCAAGTAATCTGACTGCCACAATGTTAGCGTAAAACGCCGCGGTTGCTAAAGTAACTGCTATTGCTATTCCTTGAAACGCCGTAACAAGAACCTTTGTTACCGTTGCATTACTTGTAAAAAAGTTTGTAACCGCTCTGATACCAGCGGCTAAAGTATTTAAGGCTTTTGCAATGACTCCAGTTATCAGACCTGATAAAACTGTTAATACTTTTGATACTTCTTTGACAATCGGAAGTAATGGCTTAAAAGCAGAAATTATATTTCCTACTGCGTTGCGGATTTGAGGAGATGTTAATACAACTACAAAAGCCGAGAACAATCCTGCATATTTTGACAGGGCGCCAAAGAATCCTTGGAAGAAAGGCGCCGCTTGGCTAAGAGATTTACCTGCCTTGATACCAAAAAATGTAGTAAAGCCCAAGGCAATAGGTAATACTTTTTCCATTACTGAAGCAATACCGTCTACACTCATTTTGCTTTTATCTAATTTTTCAATAAAGTTACCAAGGTTTGTTGCTATTTTTGCAAACGGGTCTGATAATTTAGTTAATACTTTTTCCATCGCATCAAGGAATTTAGAGAAAGTGCCAGTTCCATCGGCGGCTGTTGCAAATTTTGTGTATAACTCAAACGAGGCTAAAATTACTTTGCTGAAAGCATCAAGTAATCTTTTACCTACGGCAACTTGTAATTTGTTAGTTACATCTGACATTTCTTTAAGGGCTTTAGAAGGACTTTGGATTGCTAAGGCATAAGCGCCTGTGACCTTTGTGCCTTCTTTTAAGATAAAGTTAAGAACTGCTTGGCGTCTTTCAGCCATATTCAACTCACTAGCGCTTTTGCCTATTGTTCGTCCGTAAATAGCAAAAGCCTCAGTAGCGCCAGTTGTAATACCAATTTGACGCAACATTCTTGTCTGACCAGTTGTGATAGCAAAGATTAAAGTCTGTAAAGCGTCAGCGGCATTTACGCTTGCTGTTACAGATAAGTTTTGAGCAACGGTGGCTAACTCAGAAGCGGCGCCTAAATCAACATTTGACTGAGCAAGTTTGATAACTGCTCTTCGTGCGGCGGCACTTGTAATACCAACTTTTTCAATCTCTTCAACTATAAGAGCAAGTTGTGTGTATCCATAGCGAGTGGACTGACCAATAGCCTGTAAAGCAATATCTAACTCTTGGACTTCAGCCGCGGCTTTGAATGATTTAGTAGCAAAAACAATTAAACTTACGGATACTCCAGCGGCGACTCCACCTAACGCAACTAAACTTGAATTAAGTTTTGAAGCCGCCCCTTGAAAAGTTTCAGCACTTTTTGACGCTTCTTGTAAACCTTTTGTAAATTGAGCAGAATCAGCGGTGAGGCGAGCGCGGACTTCCATGGTTGGTGACTCAGCCATTTATCTCCTAGCCTTTGCTCTTCTCTCGGCTTTCTCGCGTTCTTTTTCTTTTACGATATAGAAAGCGTTCCATTCGGTTAATTCCATACTGCTAAGTGGGCGGTGGGATTGGCTTCCATAAAGAAGTTCTCCCACCGTCCTACCTAACTTTTCTGCTATTTCAAAAAGAAACCGTTTTTCAGGATTCTTGAGGAAATCGAGCCTGTGCTTCTTCTACCGCCTTATCGCCAAGACCTGAACTGCCAAGAGCCTTTGTTGCCAAACGCTCGATGACTGCGCCATTCTTTGAAAGAATCGCTTCGCGGTCTTGTTCTGTAAAGACTGGTAGCCCTGTTGTTGGGTCAAACACAGTAGCAATAACAGTTTTTGCATACATATTAGAAACATCTACCTTATCTGCGGAGGTTGCTCCTTCAGTAAGTGTTGCTCTTTGTCCTGCTGTCATAGAACGGATTTCTACTGAAACTCCCCATTCAGGGACTTCAAGTAATTCTCTCGTAATATCGTCAGCCGAAAATATCTTTCCGCGTAAATCTGTCATTTCTTTTCTCCTTGGGACACTAGGTTGGTCACGATAAATTATTTAGTTTTTTTGAATCAATTCCTATTATGAGTAGGTGCCTCGAGTGATAGCGCCTGTCACTTGGAACTCTGCTGAGTATGTCACTACATCTCCGATAGCACCACTCTTCTCGTAAGAAGTGAGGATTGCCTCTCCTGTGTATTTGACATATCCTGCTGTTGAACCTTCAGGACCATATTCGAATGAAAGTGAAGCAGACTGACCTAGAACTCCAGCCAAGTGAGCATCAACTGTTGCATCAAAATTTCCAGAAACGCTCAATGTTGAGTCTGATAATCCGACCACATAAGACTTTGCTGATGAACCAAAAGTGCTGGTCTCGGCTGTGTCTACTGATTGTGGGAATGAAACATCTGTAAGGGTATTGCTAATATCGGTAAGCGAGCCACCTGAATTGTCTACCTTGAATACGGTGGATTTACCATGACGAAATGTAGGCATTGTTTTTTACCTCCTAGTAAAAGCCACCACAGGGGTAGCCGAGCCTGTTGAACCTGCAACCGTGTAGTTCACGCGCAAGTATCTGTTTACTGTTGTGCCACTAGCAACTTCAACTCTTTCTGAAGTTTTAGTTGTGCTAGTTACCACGGTAAAAGTAACCAAGTCAGCAAAAGTTGAGTTATCTGCTGAGTGCTGGATTTTTACTGTGATGTTTCCGTTGCGTGTATTTACTGGAACTGACAAGAATCCCGCTCCGCCATTAGCGGTTGAGGCTCCGTTGTCTACGCCTGTTCCATTTCCAGTAGCAGTTACAGCCGAGCCTGAAGAAAGAATTCTTCCGTGTTCTACTGCATCTGTTGATTGGAATTCTGCGCTTGCTTGGACAATATCTGCGATGGCACTTGAGACCTCGTAAGATGAATCGTCTGCTTGTAGCACGATTGCTCCAGCGCCATTTGAATGACCTTCAGGAGCAACAATAAGTTTAATTTTTGTGGCTGAACCAAGAGCGGTTGCAAAGAATTGGTCAGTTCCAACTGAAACTGTTGATTCGAACATCCCTGATAGCGAGACTGTTCCATCGCGGTGACCGACTACATAAGATTTTGCATTTGTGCCGAAGGCACTTGTCTCGGCTGTGTCTACGCTAGTTGAAGCGCTGACATCATTGAAATAGGTTGAAAAGTCATATTCATCGATAAAGATATTGACATTTTTACCGTGGCGGAATGTAGGCATTAGTTCTCCTCAACTGGGCGTTGATGTGGGGTGCCGTCTTGAAGAAAACCATCGCCGTCACCATCGGTTGCGTTAGGGTCAAAACCATCTGCAACAGCAGGTTCTTCTACGACCTCTGCAACTGGTTCGGCTTTAATTTCTTCTATAACAGGCTCTTCGATTTTTTTACTTGGCTTATCAGCATCTTCAATAATGCCTGAATCTAAAAGCCACTTAACCGATTGCGCTGGTAAATCAGTAGCAATTTCGCCAGCCTCGGCGCGTTTATTCGGTGGGTAATCAATACCCTGCAAGACTCTATAACGAGCCATTCAAACCTCCTCCGATACGGCACATGGATAGCCCAAGTAACCGTCAGGTCACTCGGACACGGAAGAGACGAAAAACTCGGGCGACTAAGCGCACAGTAGGTTTAGTGTATCAGGTAGCGAAATGCTAAATTATTTATGCACCGCTTCTTGATTGTAAATCAAATAAGAAACTTTCGTTCCGCTCAGAACCAATTTCTGACTCTTGGCATTTGTGAGCAAACGGGATTGTGATGTAACTGCCGTATGTTTTGGTTGAGATTGTCTGAGGGTCTGACAAATACCAGTTTCCCTTTTTGGACTGTCTCCAAGATAAACCTTCTTGCCCGCATCTTTTACAAGTTACTTTAGCCATTGTTACTCCCCTTTCTGACAAGGCAAGTATATCAAACCTTAGTTAGTTATTCAAGGGTGCGCCTTCACAGCAATTAGATTTCATGTGGCAATGAGGGCATAACCAGCGGGTAGAAATAGGCTCATACTCTTTGCCGCAAAAATCGCACTCAAGCATCTCTGCGTAAGCGCTCTTCTTGAATCATGTTGAGGGTTAGGAAGTAACCAATTCCATCTACGACTGTATCGGGCTTAGATTGATTGACCTCACGGGCTACCTTCATTCCGACCATACAAAGGGCAACTTGCTCGGCAGAAACCTCACAGCCGAGGATTACAGCCCATATCTTTGAGGCACGGGTAA